TTCAAACGAGCAGCTAAATCAAACTCTCTCATTTTCTGCATAATCGTAGCTTCAGTACGACCAAATTTAATAGAGTCTTGTAAAAATAAATTTTTATCTGTAACTGCTTTCGTTATTTGATCAAACTGTAATTCTTGAAGTTTTAATAGACCATTTTGTTCTTGAATTAGCTCTTTTGCAATAATTTTATTCTGTATTGATTTTCGCTCTTGATCGTTTATTCGACTTCCAGTTTCTAATTGTTTAAATAAAGCATCTAATTCTGGATCTTCTCCTCGTCTTTTTTTTGCTTGTCCTAATAATGATGATCTTCTTAATCCCGTAATTGAGGCAGGATCTTCTTCTCCAGCACCAGCAATAATTTTTGCTGCCGTAGCTGCTATTCTTGTCAAGAATCTACTAAAAATATTCTCTAATTGTTTTGTACCTTCTCCAAAATTTTTTAATGCTTGAACACCATCTTGTCCAACAACTTGTTCCATCTCATTCATAGCAGCATTAAAAGCAGCTTGTTTACCTTGTGTTTGTTCAAGTAATTTTAAATATTCACCTGTAGGTGTATTAGCAAGACCTATTGATTGATTTATTTTCCCTATATTTAAAGTAAAAGGATCTAATGCTCTTCCTAATTCATTTAATCCTTTAATGGCTTCAGTAAGCTGCTGAACAATAGCAGTAGCAACAAGACCACCTGCAAAACCTCCCATTTGACCACCTAATCTTGTACCAATAAAACCTCCAGCAAAACCAGCAGCACCACCAACTGCACCTTGTCCAAATAACAATGGAAATGCACCACTTATTAATCCACTTTTCAACGCAGCACTTCTACCTTTTGGATCAGCTTTTCTTTTCTTTTGATTAATACCTAATTTTTTATTTTGTTCATCTATAGCTTTATTTTGTTTAATTATTGCTTGAGTTAAAATATCAAAATCTCTGCCACCTACTTTTACTTGACTTCTTAAATTCTTAAATGCTTGAAGTGCAGCTTCTTGTTGTTGCTGAGTTTCTCCTACGACTTTGCCTGTTTTATTTACTTGTTGTGCGTATCTTTTAATTTGTCCTGTTGCTTCCGCAACCTGATCTCCTACTTTTCCCCTTATTGCCTTTCCTAAATCTAAACTTCTAATACTGCTTACACTTGCCTCTAATTCTTTTGCTTTTGCCTTTGCTTTATCAAGCTGAGACAAACCAATAGTTCTGAATTTTATATTTACACCATATTCTCCTGCCATGAGATTCGACTAAAAACAAAACTTTATTTTAGTGTACCTCTTTTATGGTTTTCTCGCTCGTGATTTGTTTTTAGCATCTTCATAGGCTTTATTTTCGTATTCTTTTTTCAATTCATAATAAGCTACCCAATGTATAAGTTCTTCTTGATTTAATTTACTTGTTAATTCTTTTATAGTCATTCCTAACTCAGAAGCCAAAAAGAATATAAAAAACCAATCAGGTTTAGCTTTTTAAATCTGCTTTCGCTTCCTCCAATTTGTATTCAGTACCAGAATTTAACATTGCTAGTTGTATATCTTGTAAAACTCCTGCATTTATTTCTCTTCTTAAAGATGCCTTATGACCATCTTGAAATAATCTTTTACCATTTTTATCTAGTGCTTTTGTAATCATAAGATTTAATGCAAATTCATCATTTGTAGAACTTATACCATCAGTTGATTTAGCAACAATTGCTTCTCTCTCAGCAATAGTTAACGGATTCCAATATATTTCTAAAATTGTTTCATTTCCATCTTTAAGTTCATACATATATCTTTGGCTTACACCAAATTTATTCTTGAGCAGTTCAATAGCTTCCATATAAAATTAATTTAATATTATATTAGTATACTAGGCATTTGCCGTAAATTGGCAAGATATTAAACCAACAAAATGACTTCTATCTT